GCAGAATCAAACGGACGTCCAATTTACACAGCTTCAAATCCGATGAATGCAGGTGGGTCAGTTTCTCCACAAAGCCTCAGAGGTAACGTTGCTGGTTTAGATTTGTACGTTTCACGTTCAAGCATCGGAACTGGTGGAACAGGATTAGGCGACTATTCAATGGTTGTTCTAAATCCTAACGCTTACACTTGGTACGAAAGCCCACGTTTGAGTTTACGCACATCAGTCATAAACACAGGACAAATAGACGTAAATTACTACGGCTATGGTGCACTAGCTACAAAAATTGCAGCTGGCGCAAACTGGTTTAACAAGTCCTGATAAACCACTAAGTCGTGAGGCTACTCTCGCCCCTGTGGGTAGCCTCACCCTAAACGAAAGGAAATGAAATGCCAGTATTAGTAACAGCAGCTCAGTTAAGGGCTGTCCTTGGTGTTTCATCTTCCCTTTATAATGATGCAGCTCTTGAAGCAATAATTGACACAGCAGAAGATTCTATTGGTGATTTTCTTATCCAATGGAAAGTTAATATAGATAAACACTATTCAGAAAAAGCAACTGAAACAACTATTCACACAACAAGACCACACAAATTTTATGAAACACAAACAGTAGCCATATCAGGTGTTGAAGCCCACGTAAATGGCAACAAAACAATTTCAGCAATAGTTGATGATTACACTTTTAGAATTACAACAACAGGCGCACCAATACACACCGATTACAGGTTTGTTATTCCTAACGGACTTGCAGCCGAAAACGATTTATCACAATACAACGGCAACGCAGCTATAGAAGAAGCCGTGTTACAAGTATCTATTGACGTATTTCAATCAAGACTAGCTGTAGGTGGCACACAACAAGCCCTTGACTTTACCCCAGCCCCATATCGTATGGGTCGCACACTTTTGTACAAAATAACAGGTCTAATTTCAAAATATATAGACTCTAATAGTCAAGTAGGTTAACCTATGGCTTTATCAGATCTTAGGAACACACTTAAAACAGCAATTACATCAAACACAAATTACACAGCTTATGATCACGTCCCAGAAATCATTATTCCCCCAGCAGCTCTCATTTTGGCTTCAGATCCATATCTTGAACCAATGGTTATAGGTAATACAAAGAATTGGTACGTCAGACTAACTTTAGAAGTGGTTAGCACAACGTATTCAAACCCAAGCGCATTAAAAAACTTGGAAGACGATATAGAAACTATTTTAGGACTATTGCCTACATCTTGGGTTATACTAAGTGTTAGCAGTCCTAGAATTCGTGCAACTAATAGTACAGATTTATTAGCTGCTGAAATCCAACTACAAACAGCCTACACAGGCTAGGAAAGGCAACAATGGCAACAACAATTTTAAGTGGTCGTGCATTAACGCTCACAATTGCTACCAAAAACTATTCAGAACAAATTTTAGACTCTGCTATTAACTTTGACACAGAACGTTTAACTTTTGACACACTTGCAGGCAAAGCCTACAAATACATTGATAGCAACGTCACTTTAGATATCACATTCTTAAATGACGCAGGTAAAAGCCCAGACAGCTTATACAAAGCCCTATGGGACGCAACCGAATCAGCACCAGATACAACACTTGCTTTTGTGTTAACACTAACAACAGGTGTAAGTTTAACTGGAACAGTATTACCACAATACCCTGGTATTTCTGCTTCAGGTGCAGATGCACAAACTTGTACAGTATCACTACAAGTTGTAGGAATTCCAACAGAAGACCTAACAGCTTAACAACTACTAAAGAACAGGGGCATTAAAAATGCTTAAGTTACAAATCTCGTGGGAATTAGAAACAGGTGAAAAGTTTGATGAGTGGACAAGACCTATTGAACTTGCTATGGCAGAAAAAGAACTTTATAACAACAAATCTATTGTTAAAGTTCTTATGGAAGAAAGCACACCAAGCAATTCACTTCTTTTATTCCTTGGTCACAAAATTCAGCAACGTGTCACAAAGAAGATTGAAAGTTTTGACGTTTGGAAAACCAAAGTCATCTCTATTGCAGCTTCTGATTTTGAGACAGCAAATTTTACCAAGCCCGAAGTCTTGGGCGAACAGCAGTAGAACTAGCAATAGCAACTGGGATAACACCAGATTATTGGCTCAATGCAGAACCCGATATATGGGCAACGGCTATAGACATATTGAACGAGCGCAATAATGGCTAAAGCAATTCAGCTAGTTAAAGTTGATAAAGATTATCGTGGTTTATTACGTGCGTTTGGCAAAATGGATGACGTTGCTAAAACAGATATGAAAAAGATTGCAAGTGATTTGGCTGAACGTGGTGCTAATTATGCAAGAGGTGCAGCTAGTCGCGCACCATATAACGTGCGTCAAGCAATAGCTGTAGCAGATTCAATTAAAATATCTAGATTAGATAAAGCACCAAGTTTTAGTATTGGTGGTCGTGCCAAAGTTGGCTCTAGTGCTTTTAGTGCTGGATATGTGATAATGGGTAATGAGTTTGGTTCAAAGCAATATAAACAGTTCCCACGTCGCTCACCAAGCGAAGGCAGAGGTAATCGTGGTTGGTGGTTATATCCTGCTATGGCTAGATTCCAACCAACTATTGCAAAAGAATGGTTAGCAGGTTTTGAACTTATTAGAAACGCTTGGACAGGAAGAATTTAATGGCTGATATTAGGACACTTAAATTAGCGTTACTTGCTGACACAAAAGATTTTATTGCAGGACTAGATAAAGCTGATAAAGAAACAAAAACTTTTAGCAATAAGTTAGATGACGCTTTACAAAAAGGCGCAGCAGCATTTCTTGCTGTTGGCGCAGCTGCTGGGGCTATGGCTATTAAGATTGGTATTGACGCTGTTAAAGCAGCCGTTGAAGACGAAAAAGCCCAAAAGTCTTTAGCCGTAACATTAAGAAATACAACTAAAGCAACAGACGCACAGATAGCAGCTACAGAAGAATTTATTGACAAAACAGCAAGAGCTACAGGTGTTGCAGATGACCAATTACGTCCAAGCCTTGACAGACTTGTTAGATCAACACAAGACATAACTAAAGCACAAAAACTACAAACATTAGCCCTTGATATTGCTGCTGGTACAGGTAAAGACCTTGCCACAGTTACAGAAGCCCTTGGTAAAGCCTATGACGGCAACCTTGGCGCGTTAAAACGTATTGGTGTTCCTCTTGACGAAAACATAATTAAAACTAAAGATTTTGACGCAGCAACTAAAGCCTTAAGTGAAACCTTTGCTGGACAAGCTGCTGCTGCTGCTGAAACTTTTGCTGGTCGTATGGCAATAATCAAAATTTCTATAGATGAAGCCAAAGAACAATTAGGTCAAGCATTATTACCTCTACTTGAAAGATTTGCCAAATTTGCTACACAACAATTAGCCCCAGCACTACAAGGTTTAGTAGACGGATTGACAGCAAAAGGTAAACAATCTTTAACTAGAGCCTTTTATGACGCTGGAACAGGTGCAGTTACTTTTGGTTATGATATGGATACTGTTCAAGGTCAAGCATATTTACTTGGTGAACAACTTAGACGCACAACTCAATTGCTTACAGATATGTTAGAAAAGGTAACTGGAGCTGCTGAAGGTGAAGGTTTTAAGAAGTTATTAACAGTTATTACAAGTGTTATTACTGGTTTAGAGCGTGCTATAGAACTTTATAATAGTTTGCCTGATTTTGGAAAATTGCTTATTAACCCAGTTGGACAACTTGCACCTTTGGCTGGCACAGCAGCTCAAATACCTAGCACAATAGCAAATAGAGGCACAACAGTAAATATTGTTAACAACGTTAAAGGTGCTGTAGATCCACAAGGCACAGCTAGAACAATTACTAAAGTACAAAACACAGCGTTAAAGACGACAGGAATAAAGCCATTTAACTTTGGGTTTAGATAACCAATGCCGATTTACACACCTACATTTAAGATACGTATTGCTGGCGTTGAATACACTAATGAGGTTTTAAGTAACGCAACTATCACAGCAGGACGTAACGACTTTTTTGAACCAACACAACCAAGTTATTGTAATCTTGAACTTATTAACTTATCTGGCACAAGCCCAGCAATTAACTTATTAGACGTAGTAAATATTCAAGTTAAAGACACAAATAATGTGTTTGTTGATTTGTTCACAGGTGAAGTTTCAAGTGTTCAAAACACTCTTGAAGGTGCTGGGGCTAATGACCAATACGCAAACACAGTACAAGTTCAAGCAATAGGTGTGCTCGGTTTACTTGTTAAACGTTACGCAGGTGCAGTATCTTACCCACAAGAATTTGACGGACAACGCATTGAACGAATACTTGAAGAAACACTTTACACAGCTTGGGAAGATTTAAGTAATGTCACTACTTGGAACGATTTACCAGCACTTGAAACTTGGCAAGATTATGGTGTTCAAGGCATAGACATTATTGACAACGGACGCTACGAAGTGTTAGCACGTTCAGCACAAGTTGAACAAGCTAATGAAATAACGGATGTTACAGCCACAACAGGATTGGGCTACCTTTACGAAACAGGTGACGGTCTTATTGGATATGCAGATGCTGAGAGACGTTCAACTAACTATGGAACAAACACTATAGCCGTTGACGCTGACATTCTTTCAAGCGCAGGCTTTACCACACGTCTACAAACAGCCGACATTATTAACAGCGTAGTAATTCAATACAATGACCCAGTTGCCGAAGAAGCAGCTGAAAATGACACAAGCATAGATACCTATGGTTTGTTGCAACAAATTGTGCCAACCATTTTGGCTGAACAACTTGATGCTCAAGAACAAGCTGCTAGAACAGTTGCCCTTAGAGGCTTACCTAAAGTGTCTTTAGACTCTGTTTCATTAAACCTATCTAACCCGAACATAACTGATGCTGTACGTAATTCATTACTTGGTGTTTCAATGGACACACTTATTGCCATTACTAACATTCCAACAGGCATAATTACGTCAGGCGTATTTGAAGG